GAGCAGGACAAGCAGCTTTTTTATCTGTCACAGGAGATCTGTGAGGCCATCATGCTGCAGTTGAGCGAGATGGTGCATCAGTTGACAGAGTTCTTGGGACAAGATCGCTGGATCATGCACTTCATGAAGGTAGACAACACGATGGTGCGGGTCGAGAAGACCATCGACTATCGCATCTACTCGTGGATGATGGAGCACGGTCGCGACTTTGAGGATTAACGTCGGATCGGGGTTAGGTTGATGAGACGTCGTACCGTAATTTCGCTGCTGGATGTCGCGCTCTTCGTGCAACGCGAGGTAGCGCTTTACCAAGCACGCAAGCGCAATCCGCGCGAACCGGAGAAGGTCATCGATCCGGGTTGGAGGGCTTACGACTGTCAGCCTTTCATGGAAGCGATTATTCGTGACGTGTTTCTCAATACGTGCGAAGAGTCGCCTTCGGAGTATCTGGTCCAAGCCAAAGCGATCCTTCAGAACGCAGGCATGAACCATCAGACCGCCCACTACGTGTGCAACCGTGCGTTCGACATGATTGTCGACTACGTAAGCTCACACCTGCCGCACCTGACCTTAGGCGATACATCCGCAGAGGTGTACGCCAACATGATGGGACCGTGGGATGTAGTGGTGACGGAGTTTGCAGAAGAAACCTACAGGCTGTAACAAACAAGGAACCGATCATGTCATCCGTTTTCATTTTGCCGACGTGTGATCTGGTCACTGAGTGTCAGACGTACGACAACCTCTTTCACCTGTTTATTCCGGGTGGAGTGCGGTCAGTCATCAAGGATGCGGTGTTGCTCACGTCGTACAAGGAACCGACACCGGAGCTTGAGCTACATCAGCATCTGCGGCATCCACACAGTGACCTCGTGGACTATGTCCTTCGGCGCTTCGATAACTACACAAGTCGGCGGGACTTGCAGTTGTACGAAGAGCACGGGGGCGATGCAAAAAGGCAGTTCGATCTGGGCGAGTATCTGAACCGGGTCGCGGAGTTGGAGATGGTCTCGAAGTTAATCGAAGAGGCTGTCCAACTGATGATGCTGGACCTCTTCAAACCGTTGGCCTATCACATCGACGACCGACGCACTCGGTGGATCGGTTACGATCTGGTGATTGGTTTGGAAACCCTCAACGGACATCTGAGGGGGCGCCGTGGTCAGTGAGAACATGTTGATCGACTTTAGGTGGGAGATCGCGGGTTTTCTTCACGTGGCGCTGCAGCCGTTCCGACCACCTGTGGATTTAGCAGAAGTCCTGAACAGCGTGTTCGCAGCAATTAGCGTGTATGATTGTGCAGAGGACGAACTCAGGGAAGTCGCCATCGTGTTGGCTTACGATGTCGGTTACCAAGAGTTTCGGATCGAAGAAGCGGACATTCCGCGCGGCCCGCATCGTGACATGTTTGAAGCCATCATGAAAATGGGTTTGGCTATGCGCGATCGTCTGCATCATGAATACCGTGCCTACTTGCCGCCCGACGGCTACTTTCCCTATCATTTCGCGGAGGTCATTAGTGACCATCTTGTCCGGTTTGCCAAAGCCGATTTTGAGGAGTTCGGTCAACAGCCAACCTCCTTCAACCTTTTTGGTGGTCGATACCGACTCTGAGCTGGCCACGTTGTTGTGGAAAGCGCGCGAGTTGGAATCCTTGGTGGCCGGGTCGCCTGTCATGCTGGTGGATAAGTTTCCCCACACGGTCATGGACATGATTGCCACGATGGTGATGGAGTCGATCCACTACGAGCGTCAGGCACGTGACGAATTGAGCTTCGCCTGTGCGGAGCTCTTCATGAATCAGCTGGGTACCGAGTGCGAGCAATCGTACAAGCGTCTGGCGAATCTCGTGAATCGCTTCGGCGAAGACGTCCTCGCGAAGCTGCGTGCCTTGCGGGCCTACCAGAACGGCTACCTGTACTACCAGTTCCACGACTGGCTTGGCAAGGACTTGGTTCTGCGCCATCTCAGGACGGAGCACATTCCTAAACTGTAAGCGAAGTTATGAGCAACCCACCCGTAAACTACAGCAAACACGTCATCCTCGAAACCGCGGATCTGTGGCGGCAGTTCCTGTTGGAAACGCATGGGTTGCCCATTCACTTCAACGACAAGCGGGAAATCTTCACGCAGATTTTTGACGTGTTCCTGGACTTTTCTCAGAACGGTCCAGGCAAGCTGGACGCGTTGCCGATTACCAATCGTATAGTAGACCCGGTTTATGAAGACCGTGGGTCGCTGCAGTATCAACGATTGAGGGCAGCCGTCCAGAATTTGGCGCAAGCCATCTATGCTCGTCTCCAGGCGCTGAATGGAATGCAGTCCGGTGCCGCAGGCTCAGCCTACGGTTTCCCGTACTACGTCTATCAGTTCCTGGGTGATGATGTCATGCTGGATCACCTGCCCTTCTGATTTTTTTTTGTTCATTTGGGCACGGGAACCATGGCTTACAATTTCCTTATCGGGCAGACGTACTCGTTTAACGTCTATCCGTCGAATCTGTTGGGCACGGACTGGCAGAACGTGAAGGTCACCTCGGTGATGTCGTACGAAGACGCGATGAAAGACGAAGATGTCACGTCGCTGCACGTGCAGTTCTATCCGTACTTCGGACCGCAGACCAACACGCCGAACGACCCGGCCGCGTACTTGTACGTGAAGGTCAAGACACAAAACGGCGCCACGCAGATTCTGGGCGTCGCGTGGATCGACGACTCGTCGGTGACGCTGGTGACCGCGCAGACCATCACCGCCACCATCAGCAACGTCACGCCGCAGGACATCCCGAAAATCCAGGCGATCCTTGCGGCCAACAACTACAATTACGTGAGTGTGGCGATCAAGTAGGGATAACCCCTAGTTAATTTATACCGCCCTTCCGTAATGTTCTGAAGAGAAAGGCCCGGCAAGCCTGTACCTGGATCGACAGCAGACCTCCTCCTGACTGGTGCCGACTAGGACTCTCGCGCGAGCCCTCCCGCGGGCTACCGCGCCGCATGCCTGGACGCGGGGCTGGCCTATTCACGTTGCTGGGGTTTCCTCCTTGTTTCCCCTGGCGTCAACGTTTCCTCGTACATCGACTCTACCCTTATCGCTGTTCTGCGCCTCCGCAAGCGCTTCTTGGCGAATATAAGGGTGTTCCCGTGGATGTTAGTCGATCGCGTGGATTAAGAATGGGTCGGCCCCTGTCTATTCCGGTTTTGGTTGAAGTGGTAGTGGTAAAGCCTCGAGCGCCTTCGATGGCTGGTTTTCCTTTTCGGTACTTGTAACGACCTGTAGTTTGGCGAGGTGGCGGCCCGAAACCGCTCCTCGCCCTTTTTTCCTTTTTATGCCGTCGATTCGTTTTTATTGCACTCCTTGATCATGTAGGTCGACAAGGAGTAAAACAAAGTGGCGGAATCAAGTAACCCATTTGTGCTGCATCCGTCGCAGTACAAGCGCGATATCAATGTCTTGGGCTTTTACATCCAGGACTGCGCGACCTATTTGCACCAGATGACCGGTGCGCCTGTCGAGGAATGCACTGCCTTCGTGAAAACGGAGATGCGTCCTGGCGGGAAGTTCGAATTCAAGGACCCGAAGATCATCTACCTGGAGCGTGAGGATAACGGGGACCGGGTCCAGAAGGAAGGTACGTTGCAAGCGTATCTGAACGAGTCTATCCAGGAGCGTCAGCTGATTGCGCCGACGCTCACCACGTACTTGCATCCTGATGTCAAAGAGTCGCCGCTCGTGAATTACATCGAGGGCAACGTGAAGGCACGGGGCGTGGCGAAGAAGGCGAAGTTCAAGGCGGAAATGGAAGGCGATATTGTCCTGATGCAGATTAAGGACAATGAGCAGACCAACAAGAAGCTGGCGAATAACTCGATTTCGGGTGCGCACGTTTCTCCGTCCACGCCGCTGTACAACAAGACGGCTCACTCGACGCTCACGTCGAACTGCCGCTCGACCTCCGGTTACGGTAATGCCAATAACGAGAAGTTCCTCTCGGGCAACCGTCACTACTGGTCGGCTGCGATCTGCATGCAGAACATCATCTCCATCATCAACCACACTGACTACGCAGCGCAAGCGGCGGCGATGCAAAAGTGGGGCATTCGTCACCCCACGGTGGACGAGACGATGGAGTGCATCATGTACTCCACGAACTTCTATGTTCGTGACAAGTTCAAGATGAAGAAGGTGTACGATCTCGTGAAGACTCTGACGCCGGAACAGCGTTCAGCGTTTGTCTACACGGGCGACCTCTATCACCTGATGCGTTTCAATGACGAAGTGGTGCGTACTTTCGTCACGAAGCTCTCGATGATGGTGGAAGTGGTGCATCCGGACCCGGACAGCATTCTGAAGACGGTGCAGGAAGAGCATGTCCACTTGGCCGCGCAGATTTGTGAGCGCTACACCAAGGGTCTGCAGATGAAGGACATCAAGGGCGACGCACGTGGTATTTTGGCGTCGACTGCGAAGAACATCGGGGACGTGGGCGAAGAGTATCGGGATCTGATCAAAGCCTTCTGGGTGACGACCAATGTTCCGGCCTCGCTTGCGTTCTTCCCGGATTCGATTCGTCGTTCGGCGCTGACGTCGGACACGGACTCGACCATCTTTACCGTGCAGGACTGGGTGCTGTGGCACCAGGGTTGGCTCGGCTTTGATGAAAAGTGTAACGCCGTCGCCGCATCGATGGTGTACCTGGCTGCGCAGACCATCATTCACGTGCTGGCGCGCATGAGTGCGAACTTCGGCATTATCGAGTCGCGCATTCACCAGGTGGCGATGAAGAACGAATTCAAGTTCGACGTGTTCGTGCCCACGCAGGTGGCTAAGCACTACTTCGCCTTGATCGGTTGCCAGGAAGGGAACCTCTTCAAGGAGTACAAGAAGGAAATCAAGGGCGTGCACTTGAAGGCGTCGAACGCACCGCGCTTCGTGATTAAGGAAGCCGAGAAGATGATGATCTTTATCATGAACTCGGTTCTGAAGGGTGAGAAGATCAAGATCAAGGAAATCCTGAAGACGATCGGCGACATCGAACGTCAGATCTTCACCACCATCGGCGAAGGCGGCTATCAGTTCTTCCGTATGGGTCAGATCAAACCGCCCGAGTCGTATGCGAAGTCGGCAGATGAATCGCCCTATCAGCAGTATGTGATGTGGAACGAAGTCTTTGGTCCTAAGTACGGTATCGCTCCCCCTGTGCCGTACACCTGTGTCAAGATCTCGACCGAACTGGACACACCGACCAAGACCCGTGAATGGCTGGAAACGCTGGAAGACCGCGAACTGGCAGGTCGGATGGACGCGTACATGAAGCGCATGGGTAAGCGCTACCTGGGCTCCGTCCAACTGCCGGAACAGAATCTGCAAACGCACGGCATTCCGCCGGAGATTCTGAACGTGGCTGGGGTGCGTAAGATCGTCGCGGATGCCACGCGCGTGTTTTACATTATCCTCGAAACGCTCGGCATTTATTTGTCGAACGACAAGCTCACGCGACTGGTGAGCGACTCGCACTAAAGAGTACCAGGTCGGCCAAAAGCTGGACATTCACGTCGGCTGACCTGGCGCTGTCAGTGCACTTACCCAACTATGAGCTGAACGGGCGAGCGCTCTTCTCACGTCTAATTGGAGAGGAGCGCAAAAGATCACTGACTGCGTCCTGGACCGGGCGAAGTCGGTGATCGACCCCATATGCCGTTATTATTGCCATTGCTATGAGTGCGGTTTCGGAGCACTCAAGAAAAGGAAACAATACGCTACTTTTGGGGTTATAATGTCCGCAATGAAGTTGGAGGCCAACCACATCGCTGTAATGGTTCAGATGGTCGAGCAAGGTCCGCTGCACAAAGAGGATATCGAGGACAAGCTCGCCGTTGAAACCCTCACACGCGAGGGGTATTTGTCGAAAATCGTCTATGCTGGTGACGATGGTTTCATTGCCGCGACTTATGCAGGACAGCAGGTGTACTGCAAAAAGATCGTGGGCGTGGACGTCTTGCGGCTCGCGGTTCAGGAGCGTAAGAAGCGCGGGGTCATTACGCGTTGTACCAAGTGATGCGTTAGCGTCATAGAGGCAGGGGTCACCCCTGCCTCCTATGCCCTAGAGGGGCGTCGCCATGACCGTACCGCCTGCTTTACGGACCTTATCCACCAGGTCGTCAATCTCCGACTCGACATCGTAGAGAACATCGCCCGAGAGCACGCTGGAGAAGTAAGCACCCGTGCGATACTGGCGAATGGCTTGCATCAGCGTATTGAGTTGCATCTGGTTGCGTGTTTGAGCACCACCTTGGTTGCCCCCTTCCACCAAATCCACCATCAGATCAATCGCCGGAAAACGTGCCAGTGCCAGTGCCCAGACCACTTGACGTGTCGGCGCCATCTCCGGAACCGACATGACATCATCGAGGGTATCCTTCGTGACCGCGGGAATACTGCGCAACACACCAGTGAAGTCCTGCCCCACTGCCTTCAGATTCTCGAGAATCGTCAACTGTACCGCATTGAGCTTGTTGGCGAAGTCGGTAATATAGAAGGGATGGTTCTTGGTGGATTCGCCCATCGGCCGACCTGTGGCCAGATTGTAGATCCGGTTGAAGATCACGTAGTCCAGGTGCGAGTACAACATATTCGGCAACACGTGCATGTGAACAAACTGCTGGATCGTGCGACCTGGCTCCCCCGTGCGGGCCGTGTATTCGTCTTCAGTTAGACGAAACGCCCGATACTGCACCGCCAGCATCGGGATATTGATCGCAATCACTGCAATGCCTTCGTCGGTTCCCGTCTTCTTCCCATCAGGAAGGTTCAAGCCCAGATCACTGCGCGGGTGACGCAACACCTTGATCGCCTGCACATGCTCCCAGTTACGGGTGGCAGCGACCGCATCAAAGTCCGCATTGTCCGCAATCAGGACTTCCGTGGTCCCTGGGCCATAGAACACGCCGGGAAACACATGACCCTTCGAGATCGAGGAAGTCATTTTTAACGCCATGCCAAGATTCAATGACAGTGCGTCCACGATCGAGTAGTAGCGATCGAGGGGTGTCGCTTTCGGTGTGGTGATGGATTGCAACAGACGAATCAGAAAGTGATCCGACTCCACTGCCATGGAATGCGTGTGGTAGAACTCGACGACCTTCTTAAGGTTGTGCCTGAGTCCATCTCTGGCGTAATGCCAGTTTGCCGCATACATCGTGGGCAGCCCCACGCCAGGCAACAAATTAAAGAGGCCGTGCATAGAAACGTCCTGTGAGTGTCAGATAAGCATACGATGAGGCCAGCAGATGTTCGGGGTGAATGTAGTCAAACGACAAAAAGCACGCCGTGTATTTGCGGCGAAACAGATCCGCACGCTCAATACCAGTCCGCGTACCACACGCAGCGCAGGCAATGATGCGGCACGCGCCAAACAAATGAATGACCTGCGCGAGTGGGCATTCGAAGGAAAGGAACCGTGATTGCTACCGTAGGTGATGGAGATCTTCGTATCCTGGCTCAGGAAGCAACTGCTACGGGCAAGGTCGTGCTTGTCACTACAGGTATCACGGGTACGAGCGCCACGCTCTCTGCAGTGGTGGCTGACATCATGATCAATAGCAGTTACATCTCTGCCGAAACGGATGGCCCTCGGAGCAACATCTTCGAGACGAAGTACCAGCGCCAACGTGAGTGGTGGAATACCCCCAAGAAAGAACGCCGGAGAAAACGCAAATGAATTACGACGATACCCGTGAACCTGTCGATCCGCAAAACGTGGTGCTGGCAGTGGGGATCATCAAAGGCTGGACCAGTTACATCCGTCAGCATCCGGAGATCTTCGACGAGAAGGACGTCGCCGCGCAGCCGTACATGTCGCGAGCAGCCGCGCTTGTGCAGGACTTCTCCCAAGGCACGCCCGGCACCAATGCGCCGCTCTACCCGTGCGATGTCCCGGATAGTGACCTGGTCCAAAAGCTCAAGGATTACTACACTTTCGCCGCCTGCCGCGGTTCGGCGCGCGACCGTGGTGTGCCGACTGCACTGATTCGACTCGTGCAGACCCTTCCGAATGTGATTACCACGACATGATCTCCTTTCACTCGTATTGGATTCCGATCTGGATCACAGCGCTGTGCATGGGGCTTCCGCTTCTGGGTATCCTGACACCGGAGCGGGTGCCCTTTCAAAGCATCGCGGCTGCAGGCTTTCTCGTGATCGGTTTCCTGATCTCCCTCGTAGCTTGGCTGATGTGGTACGCCTTCTAGGTGCAACATGACCGTCAAACGCATTTTCGATCAACTCTTTCCGCCTGATCCGAATCCTCCTTCGCCTGAGGAATTGGAATTCATGGCCGCTCCGCTCACCGCAGCGGAGCAACGACAAGAAGATCGTGCCCGACAAGCCGAGCGCACGAAAAACCAACGTGGTCGTCAGTGGTGGAATCACCGGTGAACTAGCATGGCCAAGCGACAGAATAAGACCTGGGCCCCGTCATGGCGGGAAGACCGGGAAAAAGGGGCGCGCTCCGTTCAGCACCATTTTGGACGGATCGTGAATCTCGCGCAACGGGGTGGTGAAGCCTGGCGCACGCAAGATGCTGCTGATGCACTGGCAGAGATTCGGGCGTCGCTAGAGGAAGCCGAAGCAGCGTTACAACGATACCAAGAACGAGAAGCAGCATGAGCGAACACAATAACATCGAGCCGAGCCCGGAAGCGGCTCGTGCTTCCGCGCATCGGTTGGCGCTGCAGGACGATCTCAGCAAGCTGGACAAGAGTATCATCGCGGCGTTTAATCGCCAGCATCCGGGTTCGTTCGAACGCAACTGGCCGGAAGACTTCTCGCACGAGAACGGCATGTACGAGAACATCTGCCTGCATTGCACCAAACATTTCCTCGGCTACAAACGCCGCATGACGTGCAAGCACTGCGCCACCACATCTGCGGAGAAGAAAGATGGTGAAAGGGAAGTTTGAGCGCACTAAGCCCCACGTCAATGTGGGGACCATTGGTCATGTCCTGCCCCGACGTCACGGTGGCAGTTACGCTCACTCATTGTTACGCAATGTGGCGGTCCAGATCGCATTGCAAGCTGCAGCGAACGATACCAGTTCCGTGAGCCTGTATGGGAATCCGAGCACGGGAGCCAAGACCTATACCAACATGAACCACGGTCCGATGGAAGACTACCGGTCACGGGACGAACGGCGCGGAAAGAAAAAGCGCAAGCACGGACCGACGTCCGGCTCACGCTATAAGAAAGGGAGGTGGTGGGAATGAACGACGATTATCCGCTCTTGCCCTGCCTGCCGGATGTGAATCCACTCACAGGCGAGGATCAAAAGATCGTCAACGACATCTTGCGGGCTGTCGTAGAGGCAGACCGGGACGGCTTGCTCAAACAGATGGATCACAAGGACTTGCCGATCCTCTATATTGACGAGCACGCCTTGCTGCGTGACACAGTGATTCGGACTTTGAAGGCTGCGGATCTACCCATTATCGTGCTGTCCTCGAAGGAGGAACTCGCTAACGAGTTGCGTGATCGCGGCATGAGTGAGCGGGAGATCCAGGAAAAACTTACTGGGATGGTGCATCCCATGAGAAGTGATGCCGGGTTACCAGACCTGGCAGAAGTCGTACGCGCTATGCCCGCTTTCAAGGTGAATAACCCTGGAAAAAGCTCGCGACGTCCGGCATTACCCAAGAACAGAAAACGTGATCGGTGGAATTAATGGACGTCAAAGTCGAAGTTGGTGAGGCAGCAGAACTGGCGCAATCGCCCGAACAGGCGATGCTGGCAAACATGCAAGTGCCTGCGTACGCAGATGCAATCGCTCCGGAAGGCGTGGAGGCGCGCACTTCGGTACCGGTCCTCGACGACGTGATGAACGCCGACGAACTGGAAAAGATCACCCAGGAAGGACTGGCCGCGAATCCGGAACAAACGGAAGCGCAGACCAAGGAAGCACTGGAAAAGGCCCAGCAACTCGAAGCCTACCAGAACTACCTGAAGCAACAGCACTTCTTCCAGTTCCTCTCGCGTCGGCCGATGCCTGCCACGCTGCAGACCGTCGAATGGGGCCTGGTCAAATACCTGCTGATCTGTCACGAGAAGCAGGAGTTCGATCACCAGCCCGAAATCGCTGCGCTGCACGAAGGCCAGTGGTACCATGGCATCCTCACGGGCAACATCGCCGTCTTCACGCAAGACGACGGCACGGTGAACGTGGCGCTTAAGCGTCCGTACATCGGCATCACGACGAGCGTGCAGTACACGCCTGCCGAGATCGCCGCGCAGAAGCTCCAGCAACATCAGGCAATGCCGCGCAAGCAACGTCGGGCAACCGAACTGGCACAGTAATTTCTTACTGCGATATTGCCTATTGTATAGAGACAGTCTAAACCGCTGTCTTTACTCCTAACCGGTCTTACCCACCGGTTAGGGGACCCCCTATGAGCGAGGTTTGATCTTGCTCCAGCAGAGCTGAGTAATTTGTGCATGATTCAAAGATTTATTAGACACATATTACTAAACTGTGCTGGATTGGAGAATCGCTCTTTTCTAGCATACACTCGAGTGTATTAAACCATAATTTCGAAACAAGGAATAGCACTATGGCAATCGATCAACCGGCAGAAAACGGTCAACCGGCAGCAGAGTCACAGATGGCAGCAGGCTTCTCGCGCGCCAAGGACAACCAGCAACAAGCATCCCAACAGCGAGGCAACATGAACCAGCAACAACAATCGGCAGCACCGGCGGGCTTCAGCTTCCGCTCGCTCGGCCGCCTGGGCAACGCACCGATGGGCCGCAACCCGGCCGCTGAAGTGCTGACGAAGCTCGAGAAGGCACTCGACGAAGTCTACAAGTCGGCGAACGCCGCCTTCGAGATCAAGCTGATCCCGCTCGACATGAACAACAACCCGGCAATCGCGCGCTCGGCGCTGATCGTCGCGCTGTTCGACAAGAACAACCTCGATCTGGGCGTGTCGTACCACACCCTCATCCTGGCTGGCTCGGGCGAACCGTTCCCGCCGAAGTACGAGAACATCAACGGCCAGAACGTCGAAATCCAGCGTGTCGACGGCGATGTGTGGGACGACAAGTTCCGCGAAGTGGCAGCCGACGCCGTGGCCCGCACGTTCAGCGGCGCGCGTCTGATCGACGCTGAAGCCGAAGTCGTTCCGCGTACGTTCGACGTGTCGGACGAGCAACTCGTGTACCAGCTGGCGGCCAACGCACTGTTCGCAGCGAACCACGAACTCAACCGCATGCGCACGGACTTCCGCGATCTGAACCTGGCGGGCGCAGCGCGCGACTCGAACCTGACCGCACGCGTGCAGTTCAACCACGACCAGCTGGTCGACCCGGTCGGCGAGCCGATCCGTACGGACGTGATGATCGACCTGATCGCCACGGCCATCCAGACCGGCCAGGGCGCCAACGCAGACGCACGCGCGACGAAGGTCTCGCAAGTCGGCGGCTTCCTGGATCTCGTGTGGGACCCGGTGGCACCGCAAGCGAACCCGTACGCTCAGTGGGGTCAGCCGACGCAACAGCAGCAGTTCAACCAGCTGTACATCACGCACTTCGTGATGACGCACCTGGAAACGCTCGAACTGATGACGGTTCCGGCGCAGCTGTTCGCACTGGTGCAGGCTCTCACGCTGCGCGACGGCAACGCATGGGCACGTGGCTTCGCACCGCGTCCTTACGCTGCGGGTATCGACATGCACGACATCGGCGCCATCGGCATCGAAGCGAACCCGGAAGGCGACGCACGTGGCTTCGGCGCGCGCATCGACACGAAGACGGATTCGTTCACGACGCAAGGCACGCTGCACAAGCTGCTCCAGGCATTCGTGCGTCCGGGCCTGCTGCTGTCCATCGACGTGCCGGAATGCGGTCCGTCGACGTGGTCGAACTCGGTGTTCGCTGCTGCGGCTGAAGGCAGCGCGAAGGCCAACGAGTTCATCATCGAAGCAGCGCAGACGCTGACGAACGGCAACTTCCTGAAGCACTACACGAACGGCTCGGGCCGCGTCGCGTTCGACAACAACAACCGCATCCACCTGGGTTGGTACGTCGACTCGCAAGGCCGCAAGCGCGACATCCGCGACATCGACTACCTCGCGGTGGCGAACCTGGTCGGCGAGAAGGACCCGACGGTGATCAAGGACTGGTCGGACACGTTCGTGAACCTGCAGATCAGCCCGGCACAACGCCTGGCCAAGCGCAAGAACATCATCCAGAACCTGGTCGGCGATGCAACGTTCACGGGCTTTGCTCGTCGTGCGACGCTCGACGGCGCGTTCATGGAAGCGCTGGCCAAGGGCTGCGTGGATGCGGGTCTCGTCCTGCGTGCACAGTACCCGTTCGGCGACGTCGCGGGTCAAGAGCGTGCCACGGCGCAGTTCGCCAACGGCCTGCTCATGGCTCCGGGTGCAACCGGTCTGTTCGCGGCCGGCTTCGGCGGTCAGGCGAACCAGAACGCTGGCTGGCGCACGGGCTTCAGCTCGCGTTGGTAAGCAGCTGAAGTAGTAGTACCGTAGCAGCCATTCCGCATCAGCGGTCGAAAGAGGGGCCTTCGGGTCCCTCTTTTTTTCTTTTTACATGGGTGGAGTATCTATTGGAGTATCGACTTCGAAGCGATGTTCCGACACACAGGTAAACGAGAAACAAGGAGAAACGAGTGGGCGTCAGACTCAGTTTGATTAACTTCACGGAGTTGTTTTACCAGCACGCCACACGCGAGCCGAAAATTATCAACGACATAGCGGAGTCGTCTGAGAAGGATCGGCAGGAGTTCAACCGACTGATTTATACCACCTATTCGGGCGACTTGCTGAGCAATCTGCCGTCGTGCGAATGTGGGGAAGTCGTTGGGGGCTACAACGTCGGTGTGGTGTGTAAGTCCTGTGGCTACGAGGTGCGGGCCCACGTGGAACGTGACCTCGAACCGATCGTGTGGATCAGGGCACCGAAAGGTGTCTCGGCATTGATCAACCCGATCGTGTGGATGATGTTGAAGAAGAAGTTCACGCGCAGTGGTTATGAAATCATTCGCTGGATTTGCGATACGAATTACGCGCCACCGGTGCGTAAGCCTCAGGTCGTGTATCGGCTGGAGGAGTTGAACTGCCCACGAGGCTTGAACAACTTCGTCGAGAAATTCGATCAGATCATGGCCATGCTGATGGATCTGAAAGAATATCGCAAGAGCGAAGAGCATCAGGAACTGATGGTTGCGATCAACAACCAGCGGGACTGCGTGTTCAGTGAATATCTGCCCTTGCCGAACCGGGCGCTCCTCGTCATCGAGGAAAGCAACGTCGGCACGTATGTGGACCCCATCATCACGGGTGCCGTGGATGCGATTCGCATGATGGCAGGTATCGATTCCTCTCTGACCTCGCACTCGGTGCGAACGAAAGAGAACCGGACGGTGAAAACCATCTCACAGCTGTCGGAATTCTACGAGGGTCTCTACAAGACGACGCTCGCCAAGAAACAAGGGATCTTCCGAAAGCACGTGTTCGGCTCGCGTTCGCATTTCTCGTTCCGTGCGGTGATTTCGTCGTTGACGGATGCCCACGATTACGAGGAAATCCACATCCCGTGGGGGATTGGTCTGTCCGTGTTCCGCATCCACCTGATGAACAAGCTGATGCGCCGCGGCTACACGCCAAACGAAGGGATCGCGTTCCTGAACGCGCATGCGTCGATTTACAACGAGGAACTGGATCAGCTGTTCCAGGAACTGATTGCCGAGTGCCCGTACAAGGGTATCCCGTCGATCATGCAGCGTAATCCGTCGCTGGAACGCGGATCGGCGCAGCTCGTGTACATCACGCAGGTGAAGTCTGTCGTTGAAATCCCGACCGTCTCGATCAGTATTCTGGACGTGAAGGGCCTGAACGCGGACTTCGATGGTGACCAGCTGAACTTTACGCCGTGTCTGGATACCTACACGACGGAAGAACTGCGGGCACTGTCGCCGCACAAGAGCACGTTCGGTCTCGATCAGCCGAAGAAGGTCTCGAGCAACCTGGCGCAACCCAAACCGGTGATTGCCACCACCGCGAACTTCTTGCATGATACGGATGAAACCGTGGACCAAGCGAAGTGGGATCGGATGATGATGTTGGCCGAAGCCGCTTAAGGAGGACGTCGTGCGAGTAATTACAGGAGGGGCGGATGTATTCGATGCCGTGATCTACCACGAGCCGCACCCTGGAACCATGTCTTACCTGCAAAACCAGTTCGAGGATCAATCGATGCTGGCCGGGTTCGGGCAAGGTTTCATCGACACAGCGCGTAGTGCGTGGGAGCGCTTCGGCAACAGCGAAGCTTTCCGGCGTGCCAAAGCAGCGGTGCGGATGGTAGCGCACATGTGGCAACGCGATGAGATTCGCAGCATTTGGGATATGGGTGCCTTTCAGCAGGCGCCGCTCTCGATGCAGCGCTTTCTTATCGCCAATCCGGTCGTGCGGGAGATGTATAACGACCAACGGATTGATGGCTATTCGGAAACGTATGTGGATATGTATCCAGGCAAGGTTGGCTGGAGGCACTACGATTACCAGATGGCCGCCCATGGCATGGTGCAAACGCCCATGACGAAGGACGAGGACGGCAACGAAGAGGGAGACTTCCATGTGGAGTTCTTCTTCGACGAACCGGTCGAAGGCGATCGGTATCTGCATCACTTGGAGCAGCACGACATCTTCAAGTGCTGGGATGCGATGAACGCCTTGATCGCAGACGGCGGAGAAGACCCGACGTCGCCGTACGCAAGCAAGCTGTAGTGCTTTTCCCCTCGACTGCCTGCGGGTGGTCGAGGGGGTTTTTACTCCCTTGGTTATTTTTTTCTTTGAGTGGATGGATTCTATGTCCATTACCAACTTTCAGAGCTACCATGGGTGCAGCCGTTCCGAGTATCAGCATGAAAGGCTGGATCACTGCCGTGCCTGAGAAGGTCGACTTCCTGTTGTCGCACTTTTTCGAGTCCGACAAGATCCAGACGTATCTGTACCAAGGCCATGTCACCAATCTGCAGAATATCCTTCAGCAGTATGGCAATGACATCCCCCAATTGTGTGCCCAGTTGCAGTCGATGCTGGGACCTTACTTTGGCGGCTACTTCGATGCAGCGGTCGTCGAAGTGAACGCTAACAACGACCCCACGGTCAACCCAACCAATGCCATCACGCTCACAGTGCAGTGTACGTTGCGTGATAATGGCCAGGAGTATTCCCTGGGTTCGCTCGTGCAGGTCAACGATTCGAGCTTCAAGCGCATCATGGGTCTGATCAATTATGGTGTGCTACCCACTGACTCAGGCGGTATCCCATCATGACCGAACAAACCAAACCCACTCCCCCCAACGGTGCAGTCGATAAGCGCGCCGCATGGCTCACGCGCAATGTCGACCTGGGCGGCAACCTCAATCGTTCGACGGAGGAAATCAATGCCATTCGTGAGTCCCTGGATCGCTCTGAAGCTGAAACTCGTGCACGCATTCCAGAAGCAATTTTCGTCCGCCTCTGGTTGCCTGTCTTCGTGGAAGGCCAAAATAAAGCGTATCCTCAAGCGGACCTGAACATGTGGGCCAACTTCGCGGGTAACGAATACCGCGAGGTCGACGTGATCGGGCAGAACGGTGAAGTGCTGTATTCTGTGCCACCGCTCTTTGATCGTGCGGGCATCAAGGCGATCACCGGTAAGGACCGCACCCGCATGCCGGGCGGCAACATTCTCAACGTGATCCGTAACGCCGAGTTGCGATCGCGTGTCTCACCCAAGGACGGCTCGAACTACCTGAATGCGCACCTGAAGCAACGCGCGCTCTTCATGGCTGATCTGCCCCCGTCGGTGCGACAAAACCTGGAACGCTGGGACGCGATCTTTAAGCGTTACGGCGCACCTCCTGTGCTGCAGACGGAAGAACTTACCGGGTCCAAGGATACTGTGAGCACTTCCGCTAACGAACAAGCACAGACAAATGACGACTGGGAACCCCTCTAACCTGAATATCGCAGTAGTGAGCGACATTCACCTAGGTCACGCGCGTAATCCCGCAGCACGGATCATTAAAAACCTCCGTGCTGCATTTCCGGACAACGCCGAGACCGCCATGTTGGACATCATTGTGCTTGCGGGTGACGTATTCGATACGTTGCTGGAATTGCCCGATGATGAAGTGACCGAAATCAAGGTGTGGGTCACGTACATGCTGAGGTTGTGCAAAAAGCACGACATTCGCCTGTATGTGCTTGAGGGCACACCGAGCCACGACTGGAAACAGTCGCGGATTTTCGAGTCACTGAACGAAGTAACAGGCATTGGCGCTGATCTCAAATACGTGAGAAGTCTATCCATCGAGTACGAAGAGCGCCACGACCAGTGGTTGCTCTTCGTACCCGATGAGTGGACGAATTCCACCGAAACCACACTAAGCCAAGTACATGACCTGTTACGAGCCAAAGGGCTCACCCATGTGGATTACGCATTCATGCACGGCCAGTTCGAGTATCAACTACCGCCGCATGTGAAAGCACAAAAGCATAGCTCCGAAGAGTACCTGAAGATCGTGAAGCACCTGATCTTTATCGGACACGTGCACATCCACTCGCGCTATGAACGCATCATTGCGCAAGGTTCCTTTGACCGTCTGACGCATGGCGAAGAAGGGCCGAAGGGACATGTCCGCGCCTTCAGGCGCGGCGCCGAACACGATGTGGTGTTCGTGGAGAATACGAACGCCATGCGCTTTGTCACGGTGAAGTGCGAAGCGATGACGCTGGAAGACACGCTGGCGGAGATCGCCAAGGGTGTCGATGGTCTGCCCGAAGAGTCTTTCGTGCGGGTGCGCGGGTCGTGGGACAATCCGATCTTCTCGAACATGGATTCCCTGATCCGCAAGTGGCCATGGTTCACGTGGGACAAGCAGCCAGTAGATGATGAGGAAGTGGAAACTCCGGAAGCGGCTTTGGATGATGAGGTTTCGTATATCCCGATTACGATCACGCGGGATAACGTGACTTCGTTACTCACTGACCGTCTTATTAACGCGGGAGCCACGTCCGATGTCCTGGCGATGGCTCAAGCAATCATGCCCGAAGTACTGTAAAACAAGGAGAATGCACCATGTTTGAGCAAGCGATCGCAGAACGGGAAGTTGGTCAATATCCTCTTTCAGTCGCCACGTCGCTTGCCTTAGAAGGTGCGACCGGCATTCACCCTGATCACGACCCGAAGGTGAAGAAGGCGCCGTTGCTTGAATACGGCGAACTGTGGATTAACCTGCGGACGCTGTTCCGCAATTTCATGGGAGCCTTACCGAAAGAAGTGGCTGGTGGTGTCGTGCCCCGTCAAATCGACGAAGCACTGCGCGATGAGATGGAGCAGATCAAGTCGATCGTGAAGCAGTTTACGCATGATCGCTGCAAGGTGGTGTTTTACGTGAGCAATTACGCAGGCATGAAGGAGAAATACCCGCATGCCAAGATTCGCTCACCCGAAACAGGGACCGATAAGCAGCAAGAGTACATGGTGATCAAAAACCAGACGCTCGAGATGATGCTCAAGTCCCTGGAGCAACAAGGCGGCGAGGATGTGCGAGTCTTTAAGCTCAAACTCTTTCCGCAGCAGCAAGCCAAGACGCTCATCTTCACGCACTTTGCGTACGATCTGCTGTCCTGGAAAGCCTTCTCCTCGCTGGACCTGTTGGAATCCAACACGGGTAACGTCAAGAAGCGTCCGCAATGGTACACCAAGTACCAGAACGGTCGTGAACTCTCGATGATCCCGTTTCGGGAAGATTTCATCCAGGTCTTTGGGGATTCGCGCACCTTTTTCCAGATGCCGATTCGCATTCGGAAGCAGGTGATCGAGCTGGCAACGCAGTACAATTGGTCAGCGGTGACGACGGATGACAAGATCCGCCAGAACGTCAACCAGTTGAAGGATTTGGAGACGCGTCGGCTGCTCCTAGAAATCCTAGTGTAATTTTATTCACCCGACCTATGGTCTGAGTACCATAAAACCAATAGGAACCAAGCATCATGGCAGGCGATTTCAAACCGCAACCGCGAAAGAAAACTCCGCTCGACAACAAGAAGCTGAACATGTCGGCGCGCAACCAGGACGGCAAGTTCGCCTCGTTGCAATGGGGTCTGTTTGCGAACAACCCCCGTATCACCGTCTACACGAACGTCGAGTCGGATCAGTCGACCAACTACGGCAAGATCAGCGCGAACATGGACACGCCTGCGTTCTTCGCGTTCCTGAACCTGCTGCGTCAAGCGATCGAATTCGTGCCGGGCACCAACGGCCAGGACGAGTTCAAGGCGTCGATCCAGAACAAGAACTTCATCTTCCCCGGCGGCAAGCGCAGCGAAAAGCCCGTCGTGCAGTCCGAACTCTTCGTCGGCAAGGACAAGGAAGGCGTGGTCTGGATGGGCGTGATGGCCAACGACCGTCCGAAGATCAAGTTCAACTTCCAGCTGTCGGACTTCCA